TATTTGGTACTGCTAAAAGCAGTCTCCGTATTATACTCGGATCAGTTCGATCGGCACCGCCTAGCCAATCCAGCTGTGCCTGCGAAAAAACAGTCTGCGGAGTGTCAGTAATTACGGGTGCAGGAGTAAAGAAAGAAGATATGGAAGTAGATATTGGATTTGAAAATATTTTTCCAGTAAGCGCAGACAGGGAGGATGAGATGCCATCAAATAACCCCAATTGTTGCGGAGCTATTATGGGGGCGTTCGTGGTTGTAATTTCACCGTCTGTATCTATGGCCAATGTAGACCCATCGTCAAATGTTTGTATACTTGACCCGTCATCAAATTGCTGTATCCCGGATAGAGGGGTGGGTGCATTAATGCCCGGCGGCGGCTGAACTGAATTTGGGGCTGGTGAGAGTGGTAGAATCGACGGAGTATTGGTTACTGTGTTGGTGGCTGTTGTTGCTGCTGCGTATGCTGCCGCCGTAATTACCGTACCTTGGGCAGGAGGTGGTTCGGTGAACGTAAGGTTGAGATCGGGATTGGCTGCGCGCCAGGCATCATTGCTTGCTTGCCTTGCAGCACGATCGGCTATTAAGGCTGCATTCCGGTCGGATTCTTGTTGGATTATTGCAGCAGGATTAAACGTAGCCGTAACTGGATTACCAGTCGCTGGACTTATAATGGTAACTGTTGTTGGGGTGCCCGATTTCCAACTAGCGTCAAGGGAGTTTAATTCCTCCTGCGTTTGCGCGCCCGTGCGAGTTGTTTTCCCCTCTGCGTTTGTGAGGATGTAGAATCCGGTAACCGGATCTTGGGTGACGCCAGGCGGAAGTGAGAGTGCCATAATAATAGTTTTCCTTACAGTATTTATCGTTATAAATATAGTGTATTTTACTTAGGCGTCAAAAAGGTTGCATCCTCAATCTAAGGATGTTATACTACATCTATTCAAACATACAAGGAACTTATGTCATTCACAAAATCAGGTACACCAAAGAAAGTAAACTATTTAAATAATCGTGATATCCTTAAGGAAATTCACCTAAGTAAGACGAGTTACTGTTATTTCTCAAAAAAGGAGTATCATCGATATGACGCAATTATCGATACCCCGCTAGAAGCGTTAGAAACTAGTCTAGATTGTATCCTAAACCATGAGATACTACAAGAGGCCAAAGAAATCAGGGCGGCAAGACTAAGTGTAGAAACGGGAGAAAAAGTGGACCCGAATGACATTCCTAATACCGATCTAGTTTTCCGAGTAATGACCTGGGATCACATTCCAGTTGCTGTGAAACAGCCCAGAAAAACACCCAAAAAGAAATCAGCCAAAGACCTGTTTGTTTTTGAAGATACCGCACAAAGTGACGTTTATCCTGAATTGGAAGAGTTAGTCAAAGAAGAAGTTGATGACATGGTGCATGTTAAAGTCAATTTCCCGCCATTTCAGCACTTTAAAATTGACGATAAAAAATCATTTGTTTGTATAGGTAAGTCGCATTGGCAGGGCGGAATCAAGGGAGGATCCTTCAACAAAGATCACGGGAAAATCACTGATAAACTAGCCAGAATGTACATCATGCTGTGCGAAAAATACGCAATGAAGTATAATTGGAGAGGATATACCTACAACGATGAGATGAAGAACAGTGCAATTCTTCAACTCACATATGTTGGATTGAGGTTTAATGAGGCAAAGTCCGCTAATCCATTTGCATATTACACAGCAGCAATCACCAATTCATTTTGTAGAGTGCTAAACACTGAAAAGAAAAGTCAGAACATCAGGGATGATATTTTAGAAATTAATGGATTAAACCCATCGTGGAGCAGGCAGGGGTCAGGGTCAAGTTCAACCGTATACGAAGAATAGAGGTATCCACATTACGTGAAAAGTTTCCGACAATACTGTATGATGAATGATACAAAAGGTATTACATGAACTTATTTAAGAAAGCGGCAGTTTTTACCGATATTCACTTTGGTCTTAAGAGTAACAGCTTACAACACAATGTTGATTGTCAGAATTTTGTCGATTGGTTTATTTCCAAAGCCAAAGAAGAAAATTGTGAAACGTGCTTCTTCTTAGGCGATTGGAATCATCATCGTGCGAGTATCAACATGCACACCCTCCAGTTTGGATTGCAGGCATTAGAAAAGTTAAATAAAGCCTTTTCTAGAACCTTCATGATTCCGGGCAATCACGATTTGTACTATCGTGATCGACGCGACATTCATTCGGTAGAATGGGCGAAGCATTTACCCAATGTCACTATTGTCAATGAGTTCTTTAAAGAGGGCGATGTCAGCATTACCCCATGGCTAGTTCAGGATGACTACAAGAAACTTAAAAAGTTATCCGGTAAGTACATGTTTGGCCATCTAGAACTTCCACACTTTTACATGAACGCTATGATCGCAATGCCTGATCATGGCGAGATAAATGCAGACCATCTGAGTGGCTTTGAGAAAGCGTTCTCGGGTCATTTTCATAAACGCCAATCACGAAAGAACGTGTGGTACATAGGTAATGCGTTCCCTCACAATTATTCAGATGCAGGTGATGATGCCAGGGGCATGATGATCTTAGAGTGGGACAAGGAACCGGAGTTTCATAGCTGGCCTAAACAACCCTTGTATCGGGTATATAAACTCAGTGACGTTCTTGAGAATCCCACGGGGCTATTGCTATCCGATGCACATGTGCGGGTACACTTAGATATCGACATAAGTTATGAGGAAGCAAACTTCATACGAGAAACCCTCATTCCGGAACACAAGCTTAGAGAAATGTCATTGATTCCTATCAAAGGTGATCAATCCGAATCGGCTACTGCACTAGGATTAAAGTTCGAATCGGTAGACCAAATCCTTCTAGCTTCTCTTGCTGAGGTTCAAAGTGAATCTTTGGATAAAAATTTATTAATCCAAATTTATAATAATTTATAACTTAAGTAATACAATATTTCCATTTAGCAACAGTTTTGCGAGTTCCCTGAAGTACTTGTGCGATATTGCCGGTGTTTAGATTAAATCTATTACGGAATTCATGTTTGGTAAGATGCAATTTTTCCCCCGTTATTGTATGTTGAAAACAATACAAGGTAGGATCATAATTATGGTGCTTCTCTCCGACAATTTTAGGTTTATATCCGGGTTGTTTTGAATAATGACTGAGTCCAGTGGTTTTGCAAACATAACTGGGGTTAGATTGATAATTGTTGTTACCGGAAATTTTATTTAATGTGTCGGAATTTCTGAAGGGATGGTGTTTACCTGAGGAGAATCCTTGACCCTCCTCAGAGGTTAAATTGGCCCATCCCGAACTTTCAACTACGTCCCATAACTCAGAATAGTAAAGGCCCCATTTCTTTAGCTCTTTTTTACTGGTGCATTCTTTAAGAATTTCTGTAGTTACGTCATAGCCGTGTTTCTTTATATGGCGCATCCATACAGTACCTGAACCTTTATATTTATGTGGGTTGGGGTTTATTGTTTTTCCGAGATATTTAAGACCAGTAATGTTGTGGGTCTTTTTATACAAATAAATAGTCATGCTGATGCTCCTCAAAAGCGTTAGAGTGAGTGGGAACTATAATTCCGCGACTCACACTTATTTATTCCTTACCCTAATTTATTGCATAATCGCAACATGCGTGATACAATAGAATCTATAAAGGAACCTGTAATGGCAGTTAGAAAAATAATACTCAATGCAGCCCTGGATATTGTAAAAAGATCAGAGATACTTCATTGGGGCTCGGAGCGTGGCGTGGTTTTTGTGGGGCCGGAACCGGTGCGTGTAATTTTACACAATGATTATGATTCGATTAAAACATTAGTCAATATCGAAGGTACATCAATGACCTCAGAGACAGAAATGTTAATGAGACTAAAATGGGAATAAAATGGTTCTAATTAAAACAATAACGCTACGCAATTTTTTATCAGTGGGTGCAGTTATTCAAGCAGTAGACATTAACAAGGGTGAGTTGACTCTTATCCTAGGTGAAAACCTCGACTTAGGTGGGGATGGGGCTCGCAACGGTGTAGGCAAAACCACTCTTGTGCAGGCATTGTGCTATGCTTTGTTCGGAGTGCCTATTAATAACATCAGAAAAGATAACCTAGTCAATCGCACCAATGCAAAAGGAATGATGGTTACTCTTGAGTTTAGTGTCTACGGAACTAACTACAAGATTGAACGTGGACGCAAGCCGAACATCCTCAAATTCTATATCAACAATGACTTGCAGAAGGGTCAGGATGATGCACAAGGTGAGAACAAAGAAACTCAAGCGGCTATTGAGCGTGTAATCAAAATGTCAGCAGACATGTTCAGGCATATTGTTGCTCTCAATACGTATACTGAGCCGTTTTTAGCAATGAGCACCAACGAGCAACGCGATATCATTGAGCAATTGCTAGGCATAACCCTGCTATCTGAAAAAGCTGAGATTGTCAAAGACTTGCTACGAACAGCCAAAGATGATATACAGCAAGAGGAGTTCAGGATCAAAGCGGTCGAAGAAGCTAACAAGCGAATCAAGGAACAAATTGAGAGTTTAAAGCGTAGACAAAAGCTTTGGAAAATAAAACACGATGAAGATGTTGAAAAGCTAAAAACTGAGAACATAAAGCTTGGGCGACTTGATATTGAGAAAGAATTGCGTGGGCATAAAGAGTTAACGGCGCACAATCAGCAAGTCAAAGACCTTGCGGATTTAGAGAAGGTACTGACTAGGGCCAAGGACGATATTGACCGAGAAACCAAATCAGTAAATAAGCTGACCAAAGAGATCACAACTCTCAAAGACCACAAGTGTCACACCTGCGGACAGGAGTTCCATGACAAAACGCACACAAAGGTATTGACCGAACGAGAGAAGGCATTGATTGCGTCTGCTGCTTTACTTAAGACGCATACATCAACCGCGTTTGATTTACTATCTGCAATTAAAACACTTGGTGCGCCCGGCAAGGCACCTAAATTATTCTACAAAACCGAGCAAGAGGCTATCGAACATAGAAGTGCTGTGGTTAACTTGGCTCAGCAGTTAGCAACTAAGGAAGCAGAACACGATCCGTATACCGAACAAGTACATGATATGGAATCTCATGCATTACAAGTTACTACGTTCGACACTATCAACTCTCTTACCAAAACAATGGAGCACCAAAAGTTCCTACTTGACTTATTAACTAGTAAGGATAGTTTTGTTCGTAAGAAAATAATTGAACAGAATTTATCATATTTAAACAGTAGATTGACACATTACCTAGACAGCATTGGGTTGCCGCATCAGGTCGTATTCAAGAATGATCTTGAGGTTGCAATCACTGAATTGGGAAGAGACCTTGATTTCGACAACCTCAGTCGGGGAGAGCGCAACCGATTGATTCTGGGCCTAAGCTTTGCGTTTCGTGATGTCTGGGAAAACTTATACATGCCAATCAATGCTCTATTCATTGACGAACTCATTGATTCCGGGCTTGATACAATGGGCGTAGAGAACAGCATTGCGATTCTAAAAGACATGTCCAGGCGCAGACAAAAATCCATCTGGCTAGTCAGTCACCGAGAAGAACTAGCCGGTCGCGTTCCAAACGTATTAAAGGTAATCAAATCCGGTGGATTTACAGAATATGCGTCCTCAACAGATATAGAATAAATTTTGACACTGTTATTTTAACATAAGTACTTACATGCCGTCACCACAGAAAGCAAAGGGATCAGGATTTGAAAGGGAAGTTGCGAAATTTCTCAGCGATACCTACGGGGAAAGTTTTATTAGGGCCCCGGGATCAGGCGCTTACGTGGGCGGGTCTAATCAAGACCGTAAACTTTATTTGTCTGAAGGACAAATTCGCAGCTTTAAGGGCGACATTGTTCCTGGACCTAGTTTCAGTAAAATGAACCTGGAATGTAAATTTTACGCAGACTTTCCATTCAATCTAGTGCTTGCAGGAAACTGTAAAGTGTTAGACGGATGGATTGCTCAACTTATGGAAGTAGCCGAACCTAGTGATGTAAATT